GATAGAGCCGACACGGGTCATTACTTAGATAATAGACAAGACCTATTTACGATACTTTCCAGACTTGACTTGGCTAAACGAGCAGGGAATAGAGAAGATGTTGTCGCTATTTACGGAAAATATAAAAAAGAATTAAGTATAGCGGGAAGAATGAAAGCTATTGATAACGCAAGAAATAGAATGTTGCGTCAGATAAAAGAGATAGAAAGAAATCCTAGAATACCTGAAGAAACCAAAAAGAAGATTATAAAATTAAGAAGAGAAAAAATGAATGATCTTCAGCAAACGGGACTTATATTAATGAGGTCAGCGGGATTTAAAAAGGCGGGCTAAAAGTTGAATTTAACTTTTGAGCTAGAAGTTTGTGATACAGTAGGTAAATATTACTGCAGCCAGATTCGGACTTTTCTCGTAAAACATGTAGATAAAAGTTGGTGATTTCATAAGATTTTGTTTCCGCAGCCAGAAAAAGTTGTCTGGTATTTGATACACTAGCTACACAAGTACGTTGGTTTAAGATGGTCTTGATCTAGGGATCATGCGACCAACTTGCACCAACTACTATCATACTATCATTTTTTCTTTTTTATCTTAATTAATTCCGAGAGATACCATTGAGCCTTTTGCAAGTCCTCTAGTCCATTCTTATGATTAAATCTCCACATGTACTTGATGATGTTTCCCTGTAGGTAAAATTGGTACCCATCACTTGTCGCACTTTTTATAGCATCTATACATTCAACATTACCTTTTCTATAATGATCAGGTCTATTCACGTTATCTTTTTTCATTACACATTCTCCAAATAATCTTCTACAGTTTCTACTGAGTGTTGATTTATAAATATAGGAGTGCCATCTCCAAGCCAGCTACCTATAACATTGTAGTTAAAGTGTTCTATAGCCTCTTCTTCACTCATATTTTGATCATCCATAAATACTTCTATACATTTATCGTAATCGTATAAGGCTACTTGATTTCTATTAAATGCACTTATGGTGCTACCTACGAAAGCTTTCTCAAGCCCATCTGCTAATAACATTTAATTTCTCCCTATTCCTTTAAATTCTTTTAAATCGTAATGACACATAGGCTCTTGATCTTGCCAATCTTTTCTGTCTGATCTACCGCCTTGCTTAATGGTGAAAGGAGAAAAAAAGTCTAGATAAGCAGTTTTATCTAACCACGACACCAACAGTATAGTTTTTGTATTTGTAAATTTACCAAGGCTTCTAGCTTTCATAACTTTACTTAGTGATATTATATAAGTTGGGAATGTACCGAAATTATGAGTTCTGCATTTTACTTCTGCAAACCCAACTAGTTTGCCGTTGCGATACATTGAGTAGTCTAACTTATATGAAAGAGGTAGTTTAAAAGAAGCCACACCCCAACTTTCTGAGATGTAGCTTATTACTTTTTTTTCTGATGTTAAGTTTAAATCATTCTCATACATAGTTCTCATAAGTTGATATCAACTTTTAGGAGAAGACATTTGTCTATCAAGCCACTTAGCTATATCTTTTCTTTTATAAAGTTTCCGTGGTCTTACTTCAGACTTAACTACAATCAAGCCCTTTGGAAAATCTGCATCCTTATCGTTAATCAACTTGTATACAGTCATTCTGCTCAGAGATAGATATCTAGCAACACCATCTAATGTAAGATACTCTGACTTTATATCAGCCTTATTTTCAGATTTCTTTTGTGTCATTTGATAATATCCCCTCAGGAGTTCCATCTTCATTTAACTTGACCATAACAACCATATACCTAGAGCCAATCCAATCTTTGTGCAATGCTTCAGGAACATCATTAGGATGTATAGTTAACCTTATGTTAGTTCCATTTTTATCTTGCATCATTGATGTTTTAACTGCTTCAAAGTTTACACTAGGCACACCTAAGGCATCAGTATTAGCTTTTACTTCATCCATTTTCATATCTCCTAGAATGGTATTTCATCATCTAATTCATCTTTAGATTCAGACTGTTGTTGAGGTTTATTAGGTTCGGCATATCCGTTTTGTTGCTCTTGCCTTTCTCTCTCAATATTACCAATTAATCTTAGGTATGGGTTACCTGCTTTACTTAATTTTTTCCACCCAACTAAATTTATTTTTGGCTGATCAATTCCTTCTTCCTTTTGCTTGATCAAGTCATTAACAACTTCTATTTCAAGATTAAGCATACCTGAGTAGTCAGGGCTTTTATCTGTTCTTTTTTCTTTTTGTGCGAATAGTCCGCCCGTTGCGGGGTATTGATTATTGTCCATCAATTTTTCTCCTTTGTTGATGTTATTTCTTCAGCCCTTTTTTTAAAGGCTAGTTCTACTTCTTCGTAGTCTTTAGGGGATTTGTCTTTTAAAACATCCCTTGCTTCTTTATTGTTTTTCCAAAAGCCAACTAAATCTGCTCTGTTATCAGTCATAGGCATAAACTGAACGAAAACTTCTTTGATCATCGCTATGCCTTTCTCGTCTTTTTTAGTGCCATCTAAATTATTAAATGTAGCAGTTGGCAAGTTGTCTTCGTCAGGATTGTCATTAGTCCCACCTTTTATTTCTTCAGGTCGCTCTTTTTTAAAACTGTCAGCTTCATCCTCCGCATATACATCTCCATGAAGTCCAATCAACTTTAATATTACACGATCTTTGGCTCTTTTCTCTGCCATAGCATATGGGTAACTATTCTTATTGTTGGATGGAGATGCTTCTCCAATAGACCATTCTGACTTATCTCCCATGTGTCCCATAACAAGAAGACTAGCAATTCTTTTTTCAGAGTTTCTTTCCAAGACTTCAGGCTTATCAAATTTTATATTAAATTTAACTGAAACTTTTTCTAATGCTTTATGTAATAGTACATAAGTTCCATGACAATCCCACCCCGCTTGGGAAGATGTCATTCCTATTTCTTTTAAGGTCTCAGCAACCTTTGGTGGTATATTACTTTTCATTTTCTTCCTCTCTTTTTTTATTTAAATCATTACCAAAACTGTAGCCTTTCTTATAGTAATCAGAACTCTTTTTGTTCTCATACTGATCTCTATAAAACAAAGCATCAATCACACCATCCTTAAAATGAGTTAAGTAATTATTTCTTTTATCTTTAATTATTTTAGGCTCTTGCATAATTACATACCAAATATTTTGTTAGTTAATTTATCCCATTTTTTTGAAACATATTTGCATGCTCTAATAAATATATTTCTTTTAATAGGCTTTCCTTTGTTCGTAGCATCAATAATATGATTAGCAATTAAAGATGTATCTTCTTTCCTAGAGCTTATTATTTTAGGCTTTAATATTACACGACCACTTCTCTTTATCACTCTTTTTACCTTAGTTTTTTTACCACCACCTAAGTAGTCTACTTGTTTATCCGTCATTTTTTTCTCCATTATATTGATCGCAAAATTCAGCAACACTACAATAGTTGCCATCACATCTCGTGTACTCTCCGCCACGAAATTCTATCTCAGTCGCATCACTAGGATGCAGTCTATGTTGATGATAAACTTCTTGATAGTCATGAGCAGATTCTTCGCTATCAAAAACTTTCAAGGCTCTTTTTAACTTCTTTTTCTTTAATGCCCATGTATCTTTCTTTCGCCATCTTTCTTCATTTGAACATAAGGGCAATTTACCATTAACATCAAAATTTATTTGTGCTTCTTGATGAAGTTTCATTCTTTCTTTGAGATAACTTAATCTATCGTCAAAACTCCATAGTGGTACATCTACAAAAACAATAGGGGACTTGGGATAATTCTCTTTTCTTTCGCTTTCTCTTCTGTTCCAATCTCTCAGGATGGCACATATTTTTAAATTAGTTACGTTTTGTTTAGCAAAAGCATTTTTGTCGTCTACCAAATAAGCATAACAGTTCAACTGCTTCTCCCATTCAGGCTTGCCATATATCACAGACCAAACAGAAGTAACCTTGTAATCTATAATTGTTATTGAATTTTCATGTGTTTCTTGTCTGTCTAAAGCACCTGACAAAAGCCAACCATCTAATTCAGAGAACAATCTTTCTTCGTTAACAATTTTATCTGATGGATGACCTACTTTTGGGTAGGGGTTAGAACTCTCTAACACAGAGTGAACTGCAGTACCAAATAATGCCCATATCATATCCACCGCATCAACTTCAATCTGGTCATCAAAGTTTTCTTTCATGATTCGAACTCTTGGACTGTCGATAAGGGTGGTTACTGAAATATCAGCTTTACCTTTACTATATTTATCGTTTAGGGCAAAATCCACAAATGGTTGTGGCATACCAAATTTATTGGTTATTTTCATGTCATCTCCTACTATGCAATTTAATTAATAATAGGAAAGCCTACTTATGTCAATAGAAACCCAAACAAAAATAAATTTTATTATTGAGGGCGAACCCGCAAGCAAGTCAAACTCTAGAAAAATAGTTAAATTTGGCAATCGACCCGCACTAATAAAATCTGATAAAGCTAGAAATTATGAAAAAATATTTGCACAACAATGCCCTATTTTAGATAATCCACTTGAAAGTGATGTAAAAGTAGAGTTAATTATATATTATGCTTCTAGAAGACCTGATCTCGATGAGAGTGTGGTCTTGGATTGTATGCAAGGAAAGATATATGTCAACGACAGACAAGTTAAACAAAAGTATATATATTGGGGGTTGGACAGAGACAGACCTAGAACTCATGTCCGAGTCTCGCCTTTGGAATCATGTGATTTGCCAAGCGATTTCTGACTCTTATTTAGGAGGATATCACGAAAAACTAGCAGTAGCTAGGTGGGTAAAGAGCGATGACTTTGAGCATGTTTGTGATATGGCTGATCTAAATGCTGAAAGATTAAAGGGTCACATAAAACAAATATTAACTAGCAAACAAGTTGTTGCTAGGTACTTAGGTGAGAGATTAAAAAAAGTTATTCAGTCAAGAAGTTCTGCCCACTAGTTATAACAATACTAGTTATAAATATATATATATATATACTAGTTATAACTAGTGTAAGTTGAAGTTAACTTTTAGACCGCATGTTCATTCAAAGCGGGGAATTTGTATTAGCTTTATGTCTGCCAACTAATAATTAAATAATTTTTTTTTGTTGACGAGAAATTTTTATGCCCTTATCTTTTTCTTCAATGCATAGGAGAAAATCATGGAACTAAGTTCAATTATAAGGGCAGATGCTCTTAAATTAGGTAGCGGGCAACACAAAATTAATTGCCCATTTTGTTCAGGCAACAGAAAAAAAAGAGATCAAAAAACATTATCGTTAAAGGTTGATAACTCAGTTGTAGTTTTTAATTGTTGGCATTGCCAAGAGAACGGGTCTATTCGATTTGAAGATAATGTAAAATATATAAGGAGGGAGACTGTGGTTCATGCTGTTGACAAAAAGTGGTACGAAATATCGTCAGAAAATGGAAGTTTAAGTTATTTAAAAAGCAGAGGTATATCAGAGGGAACTGCGAAAAGTATTGGGGTAAAATTTAAAAATCATTACATAGCATCAGAAAAAAAAGAGATGCCTTGCTTAGTTTTTCCGTATGCAAGTAAGGGAGAAATAGAATTTGCTAAGATAAGATCTTTCCCAACAAAAGGTTTTTCTAGTCAAGGATCAGCAGTTAATTTTTTCAATATAGATAATGTTGAGACTAATGATTGGATAATTATTTGTGAGGGGGAAATGGATTGCCTTTCATTTATAGAAGTAGGATATAAATCGGTTGTTTCTATTCCTCATGGTGCGGTAATGAAAGTAATTGATGGCAAAATTGATGCTCATGAAGATGGCAAATTTAAATTTATTTGGAACTCCAAGAAGAAATTAGAACTGTGCGATAAAATTGTAATAGCTATGGATAGCGACAAAGCGGGTCAGGCAATGGCAGAGGAGATTGCAAGGAGAGTTGGTAAGGATAAATGTTACAAGATAGATTATCCTAAAGATTGTAAGGATGCCAATGAAGTTCTTGTTAAGCATGGTAGAAAAAAACTAGACGAGATTGCCTCTAATCCAATACCATACCCAGTTTCAGGACTTTATGATGCTTCTCATTTTTATGATGAAGTTGATGAAATTTATGAAAAAGGAGTGGGGTCAGGTGTGTCTACTGGCTATGAAGAAGTAGATCCTTTATACACAGTTGTCGAGGGTCAGTTAACTGTGGTTACTGGTCATCCATCTAGCGGTAAATCTGAGTTTGTTGATCAGATAATGGTAAACATAGCAAAAGATAAGGCTTGGAAATTTGGTATCTGTTCCTTTGAGAACGAGCCACGAATACATATAGCAAAACTTATAAGTAAACATATGGGCAAACCATTTTTTGATGGCATAACACCCAAGCTAACAAAGGATGATTTAGTAGAGGGAAAGAAGTTTGTGCAAGATCATTTTTCATTTCTTTATCAGGCTGACGGATCGCTATCTACGTTAGATAGCATTATGGATAGAATGAAAGTTGCGGTTATGAGACATGGTGTCAGGGGGGTTGTTATAGATCCTTATAACTATATTATGAAAGATAGCACAGTATCAGAAACTGATTGGATTTCTGATATGTTAACTAAGCTAAGAGTTTTTGCCCAAGCACATGGAATACATATTTGGTTTGTTGCTCATCCAACAAAGATGTTACGAAAGGATGATGGGACTGTACCGCCACCAAAGGGTTACGACATATCAGGATCGGCTAGTTGGTTTGCTAAAGCTGATATAGGATTAACAGTTCATAGACCAAACCCATCATCTTCAAGCATAAGCCAAATACTCATTTGGAAGTGTAGATTTTCTTGGGTAGGATCTATTGGAGACTGTGGTTTATCGTTTGACAAAGTTACTTCAAGATATAATAGTCTTGGTAAGATGCAGAGTGCTGAAGATATGTTAGCCCCAAGGGGTTATACTCATCCAAGCATTAGAAATAAAAAACCAATGCCAAAAAGTTATTATGAAAAAGATGATAAAGATGAAGACGTACCTTTTTAATAAAAAAAATATAAGACCTGAGTTTATAGGCGATACCAACAAAGTTAGAATGAGGATTATTGATCAAACTTGTCTTGATGCTTTGCTACTTAATGATAGTATATCGCTTGATGATTTTAATGTGTTGGATAAATTTCAAATGGATTTTAATAGATCAGGAATGATAGGTGTAAAGGCATCAAGTTACAGTCCTAGAATTGGGGCTATTTACGATACGTCTAATAACGATAACGACATATTAAGATCAAAGGTTAATAGATGCATGTCTCATTTGAAAACGGAGGGTGGATCTAGGTGTTACTCAATCCTATTAAAAATAATAAAAGATCAAACTTTAACTAGACCGCATATAGAATTTATTAAAAATAATGTTGGGGAAATTGTTAAGCCAATAAAAGAATTTTACGAAAGTTGGGGAAAAAGTTGACTTAATATAAAGGGGGGATTATGTTGTTTTTAAGTGAGTGTATCTCAGCTTCTCACTTCTTACTATGCATAGAGGGAGACTTCTCCAAGTCTCCCTCGTTTTTTTTCTAAAAGTTAAGTTTAACTTTTTTAATATTATCGTGGAATGTATTTCTCTTTTATCTATTTAAAGACCATATAGAGCCTTTAGTTAATTTTACTATTGTTGGTATATCTAAACATTATTATACCCGTACACACTTGTTTATAAAGCATGTACGGGTATATAGTTGTTTAATTATGGCTTTAAGTTTTAGTCTGTGGTTTGTTGTCGGATTTAAATGCGGATTTTAATCCGTTTTTATTTATCTTTAGCAAAGACATTTTTATGTCTGTGCTTATTCGTATCTGACATAGTCATTATCTCAGACAATGCAGACGTTCCCCAAGAAGAAATAACTGAAGAAGCTTTTGAAACTCTACCATAATCATTTTCTTTTTCTGCTCTTGGATCGTCATCAAAAAACATTTCATCTTCAGATACTTGTGTTGGATTTTTTACTAACTCTTTGTATAATTCTCTTAATTCATTAGTTTGTTTATTCCCACCACCACTCCAAGTTCTACATTTAGAACATAATTTAGGGGAAGTTCTTAAATGATGTACTGCTTTTAATTTTTCTCCACAATCTTTACAATTATTAAAATTCATTATTCTAATCTCCTATTTTATATTTTTTAATTCATTATTAATTGTGGCTTTCCATACATTAACTTACCATAATTTAAAAAGGTCGAAGTTTTACCCATGATAATTGTTTTTGAGAATTGTAAGGGAACAATTATTTAGAGATGTATAGCATTGAGGTTTAGGCAAAACGTAACAAAGCCTACGCATCCACTTTTACGCACCTATAGGAGTGACCTCTCCCTCTATTTAATTCTTTTAAAAAGAATGTTTACTGCACCAAGCGACATGATCGTTACACCAATGCCACCACATAAACAGAGAAATATAATTCTCCAAAATGTTTCAGTCCAATAACTGTAAGGATCTGAAATAAAAATTAAAGCAGTTATTAAAAG